TGACCGACTTCTCGGGAGGGCAGCACGCGTAGAAAACCGTTTAATAAAGGCAAAAGAGTCAGCCCCCGTCAAGAAGATGATGGGCGGAGGCAAGATGGACATGATGTACCAAAAAGGCGGTAAAATGGGCATGATGTACCAAAAAGGTGGACTCGTGGCACCTCATCATCAGACGCCACATGACCCCAAAAAACTTGCCCACATGGCGTCAAGCCCTAAAACGCTGTCTACCCCCTACAACAAGACCAAAGACAATAACAGCTACATCTCAAATGACGTAGATATGAGCCCAGCCATCAAAAAGCAGATGATGGCCCTCCGTGAGGCAATGATGTACTTCACAGGCGTTAGTCCAAAGAACAAGTAATATATTTGTAACCTACAAAAACGTAAAAATGAAAAAGTATCGCACAACAAAAATGGCAAACAGCAAAAAGGTGTCTGCCAAGCCTGCTGTTAGAAAAATGGCCAACGGAGGAAAAAATGACCCACCTAAGGGAACCCGTTCCACGGGCTCATACGTTACCATCCAAGACCCAGACCTAAGGGAAGCATACAACACTGTGTTTGTTCAGGAATACGGACCTATCGAAAAAGGCCTTTCTAAGCTAACCCCAGCCCAGAGAGAGACCTTAGCAAGTAGGGCAGAATCAATGGCTTCGAGGAGATTCAATGAAGAACGCGAGGCGGCCCCCGACAAGGCAGAATTTGAAGCTAAGGCATACGAAAGTGGGCGCTATCAGCCAGATAAAACTTTTGCACCTCGCGACCCTCAAGGCTTTGACAAAGATTTCTTGCAGGCGGAAAGTTTAGCTCTTATTAAAAAAATGCAGATTGCTCCTGAGTTATACAGAAAGTATGGAGTAAAATAAGTCTTATAGGTCTTATAGGTCTTATATGAAAAAGAAAGGGGGCTCTAAGGCCCCCTTTCTGTTTTACCAGCAGTTACATCGTTCTTGTTCTGAACGGATATATTCACTGCTTGCCCAACCTCCCTGCTCTGTGTACGCACAGATTGAGATAGTGTAGTAGTTATTTGGGAACAACAATGGTATAGCCACCACACGGGAACCATCTTTACTGATATAGTACTTGTATTTGTTGCCACCTATGTAACCGCGGTCAATGTAGTAGTACTCACTTAGGCCAGTGGTTCCGTTGCCAGAGTAGACGATGTGACGTACATCATCAAAGCTCATAGCATATACTGCCGCTGTCGCCCTGCTTTCCAAGAAGTCGGGCCCATCTGGGAATTGAGGGAATGATTGTGCGCTACTTAATAACGGGGCGCTGAGCAAAAAGGCAACAGCAAGTAATTTAATTGTTTTCATAATGGTTGGATTTAATTGAAAGGCAAATGTATGTAAAATTTTGAATTGACCAAATAAAAGCAAAAAAAATTTCAAATACCCAAAGGCCAAACAAGTTTGGTAACTTTGAGGCATGAAGACCAGTAGGTATTACGCAGGAAACGCCGAGGCACGAGCTAAAAAGGCTGAGTACGATACCGAATACCACTCCACACGACAGCGAAAGAAGTACCGCGCCTTCCTAAATAAGAAGAACCGCAACGCTGGCACCTATGGCAACCAAGACGGTAAAGACTACGACCACGATGAGCAACGCATGATACCAGCATCACGCAACAGAGCTAAAAAATGACCGGAGTAGAGTTTGAAGACTGGATGGAGGAGCTAGAAAGCGCCGAGCAGCCTAGCTGCAATATAGACAACCCAGAAGACTGCGAAGCTTGTGGCAGCTAATACTAAATTAGGCGATATGTATCGCACGGTCTGTGCATACCCGGGCCGCCCAGGATTCTACACCTCCGACAAAGGTGCTGACCACGACTATATCGACGCATATTACGCAACAGAATTTGAAGGAAAGCGAGAGAGCGTCTCAAACGTACTCGAGCTAGGCGTGCAGTGGGGAGGAAGCCTGATGCTGTGGAGCTCGTGGTTCACCAACGCTAAGGTCGTCGGCCTTGACATCTACGAAGCAGTGCCTCAGCACTACGACGAGATGCGCGGAGACCGGGAGTTCCCCAACGTAGAGATACGCATACAAGATGGATACGCCAATCCGGTAATAGCAGAGCACCAAGACAACTTCTATGACTATATCATAGACGACGGCCCGCACAGCCTTGAGAGCATGATACTTGCTGTTGAGAAGTGGCTTCCTAAGATTAAGCCCGGAGGAAAGCTAATAATAGAAGACGTCCAGAACTACGATTGGTTTGAAAAGCTTGAAAGGAAAGTCAACCAAGAATTGGCTACAGAGTTCCGCAGATTTGACTTCCGCAAGAACAAGAACCGTTCCGACGATATGATTTTTGAGGTCACCAGAAGCAGTAGCTACTCTAAGTGAGCGGTGGTGTGCACAATCTTAAAAGACTCCTCACCATAAATCTTTCGGTACATGCGCGACACTAAAAGTCGCGCTTTCTGGGTGATGGCATACCGCACTCGGTAGTTGTACTTGGTCTCCTCCCTAAAAAACATATCCTCCTCCTTATGGGACGGGGTAAGCTTCTCGAAGTGGTTGTAGATATACCCTTTTGCCTTGAGGGTATGCATATATCTCTTTATAATCTGTTTCTTGCTGCGCATCATAGCCTCCGCCAAATGGTCGATGGTCCAGAACTCAAGGTCATAGGTGAACAGCAGTATATCCAACTCCGTGGGGTTGAGGTCGTGATTCTCTTTTGCATCACGATACATAAACGTAATGTACTTCAGGTCGTTTCTTAAAATAAACTTTGGGTCAATTTTGGAGAATTCCCTGAACAGCTTCTTTCGGCTAACCCTACTTTTAGGCATATCAGTATCTTTGTTTCAAAAGTACTCAAATGGCGACTCTCAGCGGAACAAAAATTAAAGATACCTTCTCACTTCTTTTGAAGATGGCCACATCTGCGGCATCATCAGCAGAACAGGTGGTTCAGGACGGCGCAGGCAACAACACGGCGCTAAAGCTTTCTACCGACACGGTGGAGTCTACCGGCGACTTCAAGTGCACAGGCACCGTAAGCACCTCTACAACCGACGTTTCAGCGCTTATGCTGAGCTCAACGGGGGTGTTTGTGCAGCGCAACCTAAGCACCAACCCCATCGGAACCACATCGGTAACAGCAAACTCCCCAGTAGGAGCGACAGGTAGCACTATAGGGCTACTGGCAGCGAGCTCCCTTTCCCAGCTTACCGAATCTACAGCCGCAACGACCGATAAGTTCCTCATATACGACCAGTCCGCTAGCGCCTACAAGTACATCACCCTTGTAGACCTTTCTGACTTCGTGGTGAACTCAGGAGCAACAGTGGTTCCAAACCTATTTCTAGCACGTCCAGAGGCTACATCATCAATAGGAACCGCAAATACCTTTGTCGGGTTTGCTGAGACCAACGGTCAGCTTTCTACAGGCTCTACAAGCGCAGCAACGTCTTGTGTGGCATTTGGCGGCGCATCAGCTAGTGTCACCACCGTTGACGCAGTGGGCATTCGAGACAATCTTCGCCTGAGCGTGGCTTCTATGTACGAGATTAAGGCTTCCGTGGAATACATAACATCAGGAACTCCGACAATTACGACTCAAATATTCTTAAATGACGCGGCAAGTCCTGAGGTTCTTATGAATAACAAGCTCGTCACAACAGCCGCTGGTACCTATACGGTCAATCTCACTTACTACCTATACGTGACTACCGCACCAAAAGATATTGCATTAAGGGTTTCCTCTACAACTGCCGCGACACTAACAAAACAGACTAGTTTTACCGTAACCAACCTAGGAAACGCAGTAACGTAAGTCGATGAACATAGAAAAGCGCGTAGAACTCTTTATCCACATAAGGGAGAAGATTGACGAAATCTTTGAGGTAATCAAAGCAAACAAGCTAGAGGAAGACTTTATGGCTACCTACTGCTTTGGCCTAGTCTGTGATGAAGACCAAGACGTAGAATCGGCAAAATATGAGTTTATAGCGGGACACAGCGCAGAAGACCCCGACGAGCTAAGCATGATGTTTAACGTAGTAGCGCATAACTTTGTCTCACAGGATGACGACGACGACCTGCCGACAGACTCAATTGAATACTGGCTAAAAAAATAATGGAAATTAAATGGAACTTATTAGAAAAATTATCGTGGGGCAAAACCCCAAGGATGCCATGGCGTACTTCGTCGGGCAAAAGACTGGAGAAGCAGTAGTCGACTCAATCGTTCAAGATGAGCGAGCGCTTTCAATAAATGGAATTCGCAGATATCTTATCTATATTTACACCAAGGATAAGGGCATCATGCTATGGAAGACCATTGACGAAATGCCTTGTTTAATTGAACATGATTGTGATTTTTGATGAAGCCAATTAGATTTTTTATAGTCAAAGTACCAAAGGCGACAAAAGATACCATCGAGATAGCAGGTCAAGAGATGTACCTCGACAGTAGGTTTGACGAGTTCGCACACCGAGCCCACGAAGGCGAGGTGATGGGAGTCCCCGAGCTGTATAAAACGGGGGTAAATGTGGGAGACACCCTGTACTTCCACCATCACGTGGTGATAGGCGGCAACCACATGGTTTACGGCAACCAACAGCTAAAAGATGCCAAACTACGCCGCGGGCAGTTTATATACGGAAACGAAGACCTGTACTACGTACGGTGGGACGGCGGATACGACCCCCATAGCTGTCAGGCCTATGCCTACAAGTGCAAGAAGACGCAAGAGATACGCCTGCTTGGAGAATGGATATTCCTGACACCAGCACCGCAGGAGGACGAGCTACAAAGCGACGTCCTTGAGATAATACAGGAGAAAAAGACCTACAACCAGTACGGATACATCAGGTACCCGTCAGCCAAGCTTGAGGAGCTTGGCCTGCACCCCGGAGACAAGGTGTTCATACAAAAGAACGCCGACTACTCCATGGAGGTAGACGGTGAGGTGCTATACCGAGTTTTACTAGTACACATATATGCGCAAGTCCAAGAACAGCTTTGATAACATCGGCACCGCCAATAGGCTTATCGCTGCAATGGAAATAGCCATCGAGAATATGATTCAGGAGATTCAGAAGCCGGTGGACCAAGAGCTTTCCGGCTCACAGAGAAAGGCGGAGCTGCAGTCGATAAAGCAAACGGCCATAGACGCCAAAGAACTTATTATAGAAAGAGAGAGGCTTCAGACCCTCATAAATCAACTTCACGAACATGGGGAAATCACAGAACAAAAAGACTACTCCGGTGGGTTCGCAGAGCAATACTCTCGGTGAAAACTGGGTGTTCGTATACGTCACCAATCGCCCCGCCGAAAAGCCATAGACAATGGCTGGACTGGTAACGCATGCTGACTTCAATGGGTTTGTAGTCAATATATGCCACGATAGCACTAGCGGTGATATCGAGGTTATTGGCGATTTACCCATACAGCTGCCGGTAAGGCCCATCAAGAAAAAAATCCTATTCTACGACAAACCCCATAGCGAACAGTTTTGGACAAGGCAGGAGATGCCCGAAGAGCTGCAGCGCATAAAGGGAATGGACGAGTGGATGGCGATACCCGAGGAATTTCGAAAGAGGTACACCGCATATATCTCGCAGGAGTTTGAGCGCCGCCGCAAGGGGCTGTGGTTCTATAACAAGGGTGTGCCCACATACATCACCGGCAACCACTACTTCTTCCTGCAGTGGTCTAAGATTGACATCGGGTATCCTAAGTTCCTGGAGTTCCAAAGGCTTCTGTTTACTCACTTAGAGGCCTGTAGTGTCGACAGCCGATGCCTAGGGCAGGTGTATGTAAAATGCCGCCGCTCGGGATACACGCAGATGACGTCTTCGGTGCTGGTAAACGAGGGGTCGCAGGTAAAGGAGAAGCTGTTGGGCATTATGTCCAAGACAGGGGGCGACGCGCAGGAGAACATCTTTATGAAGAAGGTGATGCCGATATACAAGTCTCTGCCGTTCTTCTTCAAGCCCATCCAGGATGGAACGACAAACCCTCGGATGGAACTCGCCTTCCGAGAGCCCTCGAAGCGCATCACCAAGAAGGTGAAGACCGCCACCCGTGGCGACGCACTTAACACGGTCATCAACTGGAAGAACACCACCAACAACGCCTATGACGGAGAGAAGCTGCACATCCTCTACATGGACGAAGCGGGCAAGTGGGAAAAGCCTACCGATATAAGGGAGTCGTGGCGCATCCACCGCACCTGCCTTCTTGTGGGTAGGAACATCGTGGGCAAGGCTATCGTGGGAAGCACCGTCAACCCCCTCGACAAAGGAGGTCGCCAGTTCCGAGACCTTGTGATTAACAGCGACACCACCATAAGAAACGAAAACGGCAGGACAAAGAGCGGGCTCTATAAGCTGTTCATCCCAGCCTACGAGGCGTTGGAGGGCTTCTTCGATGTGCACGGAAAGGCGGTGATAGATGACCCGGAATCTACGATGGAGGGCATCGACGGTAACGATATTGTCATCGGCGCCAAGACATTTCTGAAAAACGAGAGGAAGGCGCTAGTGGACGACAGCTACGAACTCAACGAGGTGATACGCCAGTTTCCCTTTAGCGAAGCGGAAGCCTTTAGGGACAGCGCTAAGTCATCGGTCTTTAACGTGCAAAAGATTTACGAGCAGGTGCAGTACAACCAAGAGCTGTACCCCAA